GTCACTCACTCATGAACAAGAAACTTCAAGAGAAATTACAAGACGCAGTCAAGGACTGCGGATTGTCAAAAGACGCAATTAGCGCGCTTATCGAGAACGCGTCTAAGGGTGTCGCAGATGATGCGTCCGACGACGACATCACCAAGATCGTAGAAAATTACACGAGCATTGCAAAGATCATGCAAGGCGAGACAACGCGCAAGGTTCAAGCGGTCAAGAATCCTTCATCTGACGATTCTCACAAGGAAGGGAAAGATGATGGAAAAGACGATGGAGACGAGCCTGCTTGGTTCAAGAAGTATCAGAAGGAGCAGGACGAGAAACTGCAGAAGTTACTCGACGAGAACGAGAAAATGAAAGCAGAGAAGTCCGCAGCCGAAAGATCAGCACTTATCTCCACCACTGCCAAGAAACTTGGAATCCCAGACTACCTCATGAAACACGTCTCCATCAAGGACGACGAGGACATTGAGAAGACTCTCGGTGAGTACAAGCAGGACTTGGTCAACAACTCTTTATTACCGAAGGATTCTGGCGAAGGAGGATCTGCAAAACAAGACAAGCAGATGGAAGAGGACGCGGAAGCATGGGCAAAGACTCTGCCAGACGCGAACCCGACCCAGACGGAGTAATGTTCGGTAATCATACATCAACTAAATCGAAAGCAAAATGAGCGTATCATTTGAAAGAACCACCTATTCTGGTCGTCAGCAGGCTTTCTGGCGCGGTGAAGCGAAAATGCTCCCTAACGGTTACAAGTTGGAGAACGCTATCGCTGCAGGTACGGTACTGCTTCGCGGTGCGTTCGTGCATATCGACACCGACAAGCAGACTGGCGCAGTCGTCAAGTTCGCGAAGGTGGTAAAAGGTGGCACGACCTCTGCTCCCAGAGTGGAGAAAGGTTCGTACATTCAAGCAGGTGACACTGTGCAGATCATCGGTGGCACTGCTACGCAGGTTGTGACCGCTGTAGACACAAGCAATGCAGAGTATGACGTAATCACTCTCAAGGCTGCTCTCACTGGAGCAACAGAGGGCGCGTTTGTAATCGAGTCAGACGGTGCTGCAGAAACTCCTGCTCCTAAGTATCTGCCGAACGCAGTACTGGGCGCAGACCGCAAGGTCGAAGCAAACGACATGGTAGCACTCGACGTAGCATACGACGTGGTAGTACTCAAGAACGTCGTTCCGTCATTCCCTGCAGAATGGCTCGCAGATGGAGGTCTGGTCTTGAAGACCAATCCTAACATCATGTTCATTCACTCTTAAATTTTGAAGCACTATGGCACAATTTGAGTATTCATCTCTTTTTGGCGAGTTGACGCGCAACACGCAACTCCGCTTCGACGCTGCTTCAAAACTTAACAAGCAGTTGTTCGACAATGCGATCTATGAGCAGTTTCTCGACTGGGACACTCCGTCCATCGGTCTGAACTTCGAGGAATTGATCGGTCGCTATAACATCACCATCGCTGCACCGACAATCGGTGACAACTCAAAGGAAAGCGTACTCGGTACGGAAGGTCTCCAGACCTACGCTAACCGCGTATTCAAGCACGCTCTGACTCGTCCTATGACCATGCAGGAGTACCGCAAGGCTCTGTCGATTCTTGACTCCAAGTCAATCAGTGACACCGCCAAGAAGAACGAACTGGTCAAACTCATGTGGGGCGGTGTCGAGGAAGTCGTGAACGCAGTCAAGGCGAAGATCGACATCATCTTCTTGGGCGCGCTCTCGAACTGCGGTAAGTTCACCTTTGACGACACCAACAATCCAGAGGGCGGTGTGAAAGGCTCTATCGACTTCAATATGCCGACCGAGAACATCGCTTCCGCCAATACCGCTTGGACTGACGAGAACAAGGATTCTGTCGATCCTTTCAACGACATTCAAGAGGTTATGGACGCTGCGGACGACAAGGTGAAGATCACCAAGATTCTCGCATCTCCTGCGAAGGTCGCCTATATGCTCAAGTCAACCAAACTCAAGCAGGTGATCTTTGGCAAGGACAAGAACGAGTCTCCGCTGACTCTCGCTGCTCTTAACAACTTCATGACCGCGAACGATATGCCAGTGATCCAGAAGATCCGTCGTATCGTCCGCATCAAGAACGGTAATAGTATCACCTCTCTGACTCCGTTCAACTCCAAGAACCTTGTGTTCGTCCCAGATGGTAAACTTGGTATCATCAAGAATGCTTATGCGGACAACGAACTCAAGCAGGAGACTGGTGTCACCTACTCCAACTACGGACGTATCCGCGTCAGCCAGTGGGGTGTCGGTGAGACACAGAACTCCAACGGTACGGAGTTCACGAAGGCAGAGTCTCTGTCTATCCCAGTGATCACCGAAATCAACGGTATCTACACTCTCAAGACAGAGTGATCAAAGAGTTAGAAAGGAACGTTTATGAACAGAAGCAATTCAGATGTATGTCGGGCAAAGTGCAAGTTGATCTGCAACACCTGCTACGTTGATGATGACGTTGTCAACGACGTGATCATCGAGGAAGGTCTCGACCCAGACGCAGAATATGACTCCGCGAACGTCGCTGCGGTCGTGAAGTGCGCTATTCTGGTCGTCAGAGGGTGGGTGGAGACATCTCGCAGCGAGGGAGGTGTGTCAACCGCTACGGACGCGGAGAAGGTGAAGCAGAACATCATCTTCTGGTGCAACAAGTACGGACTCGACGCGTCTGAACTGCTATCTGGTTCACTCTCACAGATTGAGAACGGATCTCAACTATGGTAATATGAGGACGAACGGTTATCTCACATATCGCATCTCTGGCGAGCCTGCGTTCAACGATGACGGAGAACCAGTCGCTGCAGCGGACACGCAGCCAGACAAGATAAAGTGCTTCATCGAGACCAACACCCACAACGTCAACGGAAAGTATTCCGACGGAGAGTTCACGGTCTCCAGTTACACGGTTCTTGCGCAGCGCGGTTCTGTTCCTGCTGACATCAACTCCGTACATCTGTACCGCAAAGACTCCAGAAAGGAGCAGGATCTCGGAGAGTTCGAGGTGCAGGACAACCAAGAGATCTCTCTGGACAGAATCAAGATCACGGTCTGAAATGCCTATCAAGATCAAGACACCGAACGCGACTATCAAGGCTTCTTTCGACAAGCAGTACAACGAAAGAGTACTGCAGGCTCTCATTATGACGCTTGAGTACGTCGGAGAAGCCTGCGTCAAGGAAGCGCGAGATGGCGGTACGTACACGGATAGAACTGGCAACTTGAGATCTTCCATCGGTTACGTCATAGTTCACGATGGCACGATCGTCCGCAGAGGTTCGTCGGATCAGTTCAAGAACGGATCGGAAGGTATCAAGACGACGCAGGACTTTCTTACGTCAGTCGCGAAGGAATACCAAGGTATCACTCTGATCGTCGCAGCAGGTATGAAGTACGCTGCTGCGGTGGAAGCGAAAGGCTACAACGTCCTCACTTCCGCGGAACTGCTTGCAGACAGACTCGTCCCACAATTACTGGGTCAGTTAGGTTTCACAAAGTAAAGACAATGGCAGACATCAAGACAGAGACACAGATCGAGAAGGACATCTTCCGAATCGTCAGCGCGAGTCCTATCAAGGACTTGATCGGTGGCAAGGTGTACCGTCGCGGAATGCGTCCCAGAGACTCGAAAGAAGAGGACTGCGTCGTGCAGTTCTTGACTGGTCTGGAGGGACAAATCCAGTCTGGCACGGTCAACGTGAACATCTACGTCCCAAAGGTCAGTGTCGGAAAGTCGACCAACAAAGTCGAGAACCTAAAGAGAGTCGAGGAACTGGAGATCAAGATCAAGGAGTTGTTCGAGGAATCAGTCTTCGAAGATCCAGAGTACAATCTTGAGATCCGCTCCACTCCGCAGGCAATCGAGGAAGAAGGTATCGACCAGACGAAGATCAACACGAGAGTCTACTATGAACGCTCCGCAATGTAAGTCAAACAATTAAAACGCGAAAGATATGGCTAAAAAAATAATGGCTTGGTCGAAGTGTAAGATCGAGATCGGTAAGACTGGCGACGCTGACGCTATGGCTACAGAACTTACTGACATCGGTGTTATCTCCAACCAGTCGTCTACTCTGTCAGCAGAAGCAGGCGACGCGCTCACAGCAACCGCAACTGGTGGCGAGATCGTTGCGGAAGAACCGCAGGAAGGCACTCTGCAACTCCAGACAACCGTAATCGAGCCTACCAACGACCTTCTCAAGACTCTTGGTATCGCTGACGCAAACGGAAAGGTGACTACACACGTAGTCAGTGGTAACTGGTCAGTCAAGGTGACTCCTAAGAACAAGGGAGCAATCGGTATCAAAGCACCTAAGACAACCATCTCCTACGCTCCTGCATGGGACGAACAGAACGGTAACACTGGTGTTCTGACGTTCAATATCTTGAAGACCACAGAGGTCGCTGCAGGCACAGATGGCGCAGACCAGAACTACTGGTACGAGCGTTTCACCACTGACGCTGCACTCAAGTAATAATACAGAGTTAATCAAATGTATCATTAAAGGGGAGTAACGGAGTGAATTGCTCTCGTTACTCCCTTTTACTTTAACACTTTCACGATGACGGTAGAAAAGAAAGTATCAGACTCAATCCTGCAGACGAAGGAGG